TAAAAGACCCCAAAGAATCTTAGCCATGCCTAACATTTAAAGGCACCCTGAAGAATCTTTGAGGTCGCGTAGATTTTAAGGTGTCAGGGGGTCACGCGCATCTACTAATATTATATACCCCCTCAGATTTTTTCGTCATTTTTAGGCCTGTTTAGCACCCTTAATGGTACATACAAAGTCTACAGTCTTCCAATGACCATCTGGTGGATACTCCTCATGTACTATCTTCATCTCAATACAAGCAGGTTCAGTATCAAACCACTGTACATCTTGTGTCAAACAATTGACAGGAGAACATACAGTAAGCATTAGTGTCCATATTACTTCCATAATCTTGCCTTATTCTCATAGCCGAAGCATAAGCAGCATACCTAAAGACCCTTAAAGACCCCCTATCTTAAAGATATAGTAAAGGGGGTCTTGTCTAGGTTGTAACTTTAGAAAGCTATCCATCCATCCTGCTTGTTACTAATACCAGAAACATTCATGCTAGACATAAACTTTTCTAGTTCACTATCCAGTAGTTCTTCTTTTCTTGTTCGTATTTCTGTATCTGCATCAGCAGCCATTTGCTCTGTCCAGTACTGCACTGCCATAGCAAGTACGTCAAGTCTATCGTCATGTGCTAATGCTCCACGTTGTTTAGTTATCCTAGTCATCTGATAGGTAAGCATGTACTTGATACCCTTTTCAGGGGGCATGTTCTGTACACTGTCATAGTCCTTTTGTATGACCTTAGGGTCTACTACAAGTCTATGCTGGTTCATCACAGGCTCTAACGTATCAATGATACGCATTTCCTTTTGTGTATTATGCCTAACCTCTTCCAGCGTAACTGGATAAGTCTTTAACATGTACGGCTTGAGCAACTCAGTAAACATACCGTCACCAAAGTTACTCTCTATGAGTACCGTGTTTACCTGATGTATCTTGGCGAGGTCTGTAAGGTGCTGTAGTGTAGTATCAGAGTAACCACCCTCAACACCACCACAGTCCACCACGTACAGATAACCATTCAACATCTTCACAATCGAGTAGGCAGTCTCGTCACTACCTCTACCTGATGGGTCAATAGCCATCACTGAGCCTGTGTATTTAGCCCTACCTACTGTATCTTCTGGCGCATAGTACTTATCGCCACTCAAACCCACGTTAGGAATCTCTGACATGGGCTTCATTATTCCGTACACCATCTTTTCTGGTGCTGTATCCTTGTCACAGGAGTAGATAATTAGGTCACTCAGTTTAAGCGGATATTTGTTTGCGTCACTGAGACTAGTATCCAACATAAATTGCAGAGCAAAACCACTTCTACCATAACTAAGTTCTCTTTCTAATAAGTCTTCATCATCAAATCGTTTAGCGTCCGTAGGATGACCGTACACGGCCTCTAACTTTTCCTGTAGGGTTTCATACAAGAAGGGTGCTAGACGCCCCCCATAGGCCTTCTCTGCGCGTTCTAGGCTAGGGTATCTAGCGGGCCATACTCTCATGGCGTATCCACGCCCCAACAGTACGTTATACAGGCTCATTTCATTCTGAGGTGTACCAAGATAAATAATCTTACCCTCAGGCTTCAAAACAGCGTCAAATTCCTTAACAGTCTCCCCTAGCTTCTCACGCATCATGTGGGTCATGGAGTTGTTAGGGACTTCTACGTCATCAGCAATAATAATGTCAGCACGTGAACCTGTAAGCTGCCCTGTGACCCCCACAGACTTCACTGAGGGGCTACCAGATGCTCTAGTTGGTGCTACATCAAAGGCTATCTTAGACCATCTCTGCCCCTCTTTAGCCACCAAGTGCTGGCATATAGGCAGTTCCATAATAATACGCTGCGTAAACGTAGAGAAGTCATCAGCACGTGCTTTAGATGCAGACACCACCATAAACTTTAGCTGTGGGTCTAGCAATAGCTGGTGTACTACGTAGGCAGCAGTGATATAAGACTTACCTACACCACGGAAAGCTTCAATAATACAACGCTTGGGACTGTGCTGCAAGTAATGTGCAATATCGTACTGTACTGGTGTAGGCTCTGGTAGACCCAGATGTTGCCATACTAAGTATGTAAAGTTCCTAAAGTCTCTCAGAGCCTCAGGAACGGCATTTGGTTGTTGCATAGTGGGTACATACCTCTCAAGGCTCTAAGGCCTGTCAGTGGGCTTCTATGAGCGATTAAACACTATTATCACATAGCCTCTCATTGCACACTCTCCGCTACGTCAAACGGTAAGTCGTTAAGAAGGTTAGCCATAGGGCTTTCAGCAGTAATGACATCCAGTGATGCACCATTGTCCTTCAAAAATTTGACAGCTACTGACAGTTCACTTGCAGTTGCCTCTCCGCTACGTACACGTGCTAGTAAATCAGTAGTAACAGCAGCATGTAAATCGTCCATCTGTTGTTTTTGGCTCATTGCCACTCTCCTGTGCGTATCTGCTCCGCAACTTCTACCGCACGTTGGCCTACTTGTTTAGCCCACCTGCTGTTCAGAAATTCGTCTGCTGCCATATCGTAGTTTTCGTCCTTTAGCAGAGCCATTGCGTTTACGAACTTGCCCACTGTCCCTATCCCTACGTTGAAGGTGAAGTTGATAAGGGCTTGAAAACGTGCCGTGTCTAGGTCTTCTGTCCACGGAAAGGTCAACACCAACTGGTTTGTTGCCCTCTCTATGTCGTTTATCAGCAACATCTCTGCTTCTTCTTCTGAGATGCCTACATCTTCCAAGTTTCTTCCAACACCGATAGTAAGCTTGTCTGCTGTGCATTTGTAGGGCTTTAACCTCAATCCTTCGTGACGTTTAAGTTGTTGAATTAACTGTGAATAGTTCATGCTTTTTTCTTATACTTATTTGTCTTCTTAGGGAAACCAGCCTTCATGTTGGCATAGGATTTATTACTGATAGTAGACTTACTCTTAGGTCTGCTAGTACCAGCTTTTTTACGTTTGTTAATGTTTTCGTATAGGCTCATAGTTACCTCTATTTCTTGAACATCTTAGTAAGTTGTTGAACACCAAAGCTTGCTGCAAATACAACGCCTACAGCAGTCTTATAGAAATCTGGCATACTGTCTAAGGCTTGAAAGCCACGCTGTACGATGTCTTCGTGTCCTGTGAAGGCTAGTATCAGGGGTATGCTTACCAAAATTGTAAGCCATTCATCCTTCCAGCTTGACGCAGAAGCCTGTGCCATGGTCTGGTTCCACTCCATTTCACCAGCAGCAACCTTCTTTGCTACAGCTACTTTGGCTTTCTGTGTCTCAACCTTACCTTCCATCCATGTACTGGCTAGGCCAGCTACTGCTTGTACTACTCCTAGTATCATAGTGCCTGACCCCCTAGTTGCTTACACCTAAACTTTTGTGCCATGATAGCACCCTCATGCATTTCTGCAATCATATTACCCATTTCGTAGGCTCTAGCTTTACATTGCTCCTGTGTCTCGTAGGGGCCACGTGTGTCGTGGTATTCCCAGCACATGTCAGGAGAAGCTATAGCACATGCTAGCACTATTACTTTAAACATTCATACTCTCCTTAACAATCCACAGAATAATACCCAACATTGCTAGTCCTAGTCCTATACATACTGCCCAATAAAGGGCTATAATACAGTTGTCAATAAATTGTTGTCGTTCTTTTTCCGCTTGCTTTCGTGCAGCAATTCTTTTACTACGTGCTTCTGCCTGAAACTTAACCCAATCCTGCCACAGTCCTGCTCTACCGTAAAGTTGCATAGCCTCACGTAGTTCGTTTTCCTGCTGCTTAATTTTTTCTAAAGCCATAAACTCTTCTAGGTCATTACCAGACTTACCGCCTACTTGGTTCCAGAAAGAATTTTTCTTTTTGTTGGCTCTAGATTGTAAAGTTTCTTTGGCATCTACGTATTGAGAGATAGCCGTGCCAGCGTCAACTAGTTCCTTACCATTGGCTAGGGTTTGCTTTATAATGGCAAAGGCAGCGTTAGCCGCCGCTAGTTCCGCTAACATGGCTATTCTCCTACAGTTTCATTAGTAAGGATGCTGCGAGGCCAACAACAATAATTGTTGACCCCATAATCATTGCTTCTAAACGCCACAGACGCTTATCAAGGTTTTCAAGTTTATCACCAACAGCCTTGTAGCGCACTGCACATTCTTTCTCATGGCTCTCTAAGTCGAGGGCAACACGGAGTTCTGGGGTTACTTCCTGTACTTGTTTCATCAGCCAGCGATTTCCATAACTGTAATTGTAGATAAAAGACCATAAGTAGCGTTGTATCCTCGCCTGTTTAAGTAGATAGTGCCAGAACCAGTTGCCCATTGTAGCTTATACGTCAATGCACTTGTGGTTGCAGGAGAATCTAAGTATTGGACAGTTTCTGGTTGTATCTCTGTGTTGTTGTTCAACCTAGCGTAACCTGTAGCATTTATGCTAGTGCCGCCTGTCCCGACAATCGCTGTGCTGTCTCGCAATAATTTAACAACATTATTTTGGCCAGTTGTTGAGTTGCCAATATGAAGTGTGTACGACACTAATATTTTGTTGGAAGATGATGATGGTGTAATAGATACAGTAGCACCCGATATATCAGCAAAGGTACTTTCCCCCTGTGCTACTTGACTGGCTATAGCGGTGATTGGCGTTTGTTTAACTTGCAACACCTTGCCACCAACACCCGCTGGTAACGCAGTGACGTTGGTCAGGGACTGATTGTTTAATGTTATAAGTGCCATAATATCAGTCTCCCTATTTGTACGCTGTGATTTGCATTGTTGGTACTACTACTTGAGCTAAAGAAGCTCCATCCCAATACACCATCTCGTGGACATTACCCGCATACGTTGCGCTATAATTTCTGCCCATCAGTTTAATTGTTTTTGCTGAAGTCCACGATGCAACTCTGCCGCTTGCCGTGTCTGCGGAACCGCCGATTGCAATAGCCCAACGATGATTGATGTGTTCACCATCATAACTACCGCCACCACCAATTTGTTTCCTTGCTTGTGTAACTTCATCACTATCAATATACATTTTGAAGTGTGTGATAATTGAAGGATTTACACCGTAAAGACGATAATTAAACTCATAAACAACCTGAGTTGCACCAGCAGGTGGAGTGTATGAAATACTTGAACCAGTAATGTCAGCATAAGTCGTAGTTAAGGCTTGTTTAGCTGTTATGTTAGCTAATGAATAAGTTCCACTTGACACTGTGACTGAATCGCCATTTCCGTTTAGAAATAATTGTTCAATTATATTGCTACCTACGCCTGTTAGCGCAGAACCATCTAAAGCTGGCAATGCACCTGTCAGTTTAGACGCAGCCATTGTATCAATTTTAGCGTCTGTAACAGCAGCGTTGGCAATCTTAGCAGTAGTGACAGCACCATCAGTAACACCCTGCACACCCAGCACATCACCAAGAGCAACCACAAAGTCGATGCTGTCGTTCGATGTAAGTGCGCTGTCAAAGATGAGGTTGCTGCCTGATACTGTGAACGAATCTTGTGGTGCTTGAATAACACCGTTTAAAGAACAGAGTAACTGATTAGCGGTTTCTGGGTAGTATGCTGCGCCACCTAGCGTCAAAGCGTAGGTGTCTGTAGCAGAGGCAGTCAGGTTGTCCAGCTTGTGGAACCCACCGCCTACAGGGGATTTACCTATGTAGGGCATCTGCCTCTCCTTATGGTTTCGTAGGCCAAGTCACATCATTTAATGATGTTGCGCTATCTGTGATGTCTCTAAGGGCTTGGCGATAGGCTAACTGTTCACTTGTTGCACTGCTTGTATCTGATAGCACCCAATGGTCTGTTTCTGCTAGTAAACGAGTGCGTTCGCTTCTTAACATATGAAGTTGAAATTCTGAATCACTCATTAGAAATACCCCAATACCATTTTACCAGCATTTGCCCAATTGCTCGTTGTAAAGAAATTTACTTGTGACAGTTCTGCGTCTAGTGAGGTTACTGCACCAGACCCCATATTTTGTAAGGCCGTGCCACCATCAGCAACGGATATTTGCCAGTTGTATTGCCAGTTGTTTCCATCTAATTTTGCAAAGTCAATTCTACCGTTATATTTTGCCGCAAAGTAAGTTAATGCTTGATAAGTGGTTCCCGGACTATTTGGGGTATTGCTATAAAACGTACCACCTGAAGTATATACAACGCCGCCTTGATACCCTGTTGATTTTAACCCGCCAGATGTTCCTACTTTCATGCCAACCCAAACACTTCCAGTATGCTGAACATTGTACCAGAGTATCGAAACATTCTTTGCAGTTGATGGGATACCAGACAGTGTAAAAGTGTTTGTATCTGTTGGCATCGTCACTGGTGTTTGCCAAGCCATACCGCTATCAATACCAGTCACCGTGCCAGTAAACGCATAGTCATCAGCAAGATTTAGGCTTCCAGATTGTATTTTAGATAAAGCCATTAGTGTAATCCTTCCTTATGCGTAAGGATTGTCACCAAGTGTGGCAGTATCCCAAGCAGCTTTAAGTTCTGTAATAGTAGATGCTGAAGCAATAGCAGCAGCGGCTGGCGCATCACGCAATGCGTTCTTAGCAGCAGCAATAGCTGTTGTATCTGCACCTGTTTCTAGTGCCTTCATCAGTTCTACGTCTTTGGCTTCAAGCAGAGGCGCACGTGCTTCACGTACTTTGTCTTTGAAGATTTCACGTGCAGAGTCCACATCTTCTGAGATGACTGCACCATTAAGTACCCAAGCACCACGAAAGTTACGGTCTGAGGGAACGGTTACACTAGCAGCATTTGCCTGATTACCGTCTTTATCTACGATATATGTATCAACCACTATATTCTCCTATGCGGCTATGTTAAGTTCCTCAGAAATCTTCCAAGCATTACGCCATTGTCGTGTCTGAGGTAGTTGTTGTTTTTTGCAGATAACCATCGTAGGACGGTTACCTTTGTTATATGTTTTCCATACAGATTCAGGGCAGTCTTTCATAATTAAATATTCGATTGCCTCTTCCTCTGTCATTGCGCCTACAGGCTCTGTCTGATGCAGAAGGTATCCACGTGTATGTTTCTTAAAGTCGGGCTGTGCCTCATCTTTAGCTAACTCATGGTACACCCACACAGGCGGCAGAATACCGCCCTGCAATGCACACGCCATCCAGTTAGGGTCAGGCACAAGTATCTTGGCGCACTCATCAACGCTGTCTTCAAAGACAACACGATAGTCTGACTGCACACCGTCTAGGTTTTCCTTTGCCCAGCATAAACGGTCAAACAGGTGGGTGCCTTGAAACTCTGGTGTATTCATTATGCCAAATCCCCAAATACAGCGGCGTAAATCAAATCAATCTCACTCGCTGTATTTGCACTAATGTATGTGCCTGTGTTGCATTTTACACCGGATGTTGAAAGATTGTTGAAACAAGAAAAATACATACTGGTTCTGTTTGTATCATCATAGTGACCGCCATGTGGCACTGAATACACATCATCGTTCATATTTGCTGTGTAAGAGAACGATGTTTTTGCTGACGTATCATCAAGAATACTGCTGTTGTTAAAACTGCCTTGCACTTCGTGCGTTCCACTGTTGTCAGCATTGACCCACCATTTTGCGCTACCATTCACAACATAGTTCGTGGCGATTGACCCAGCGGTGCTGTGTTCCAGCGTATCTGCTACAATTTTACCTGCCATTACGCTAAGTCTCCGTTATATTGTATACCTAAACCAACACCAGTAGAGGCAACATCACCAATACTGCCAGAACTTGAAAGCAGAATGTGAGCAAAACTTGAAGTAGTTATACCACCATCTGTAGTGTAACTTCCTATAAATCTGTTATATCCCCCATCACCAGCGGCAACTATAGATGTATTATTAAAATTATTAATAAAGTTTGCTTCTGGCCTTCCGGCATCATTGTCAGTAATTGTACTAATGTTTAATGAATTATCTAAAACGTGTGTCGTTTTATCTGTTGTATAAAACCACGCCTTCGCCAAACCCTGTTCCAGAGACTGCGTAGCAGTAGCACCAACAGTAACTGTGACTGTCTTAGCAGTTGTCTTGCCAGTGAGGGCATTTACTTTTATCTCACTCATGCTAAGTCTCCTAAAACATTATAAGCAACATAGTCACTATCTGTACCAGAACCGGCACTACTTCTAAAATCTGTATGGAAATCAGAAGTAGTCATTTGCCGACTGCTAGTTGTGCTATATCCCCAAATGGTAAAAATAGTTCCGCTTGTGTCTTGTGCCTGAGTACACCCGCTTACACCATACGTTGCGTTGCTAAAACTGTTTGTAAAAGAAATCTTTGTAACACCAGCCCCCACATCTAAGGTTGATGCGGTGTTAAGTGAAGAATTAGAATAAATAGGATGGTCAGTTGAATGTTGGTCAAAAGATGCCCACGCTTTTATTGCCTCTTGCTTAGTCAGCGTGACTGGACTGGTGCCATCACTTGCACTGATTGTGTTTACTCTTAGGTCACTCATGCTACCACCATATTACCGTTTACAGTTACAGTAACTCCTGTTGCTACAGTTAGTGGGCCAGCACACAGAGCATTGGTATTAGCCGCCACAGTAATGTCTGTGTTTAACTCATCCTCATGTACACGAAAGATGTCTGCCGTACCCCCACCACTGTCTCCAAGAAAGCTACCGCCGCCTAATACAAGGTTAGGGTCTAGCTTGGCTGATGTAACAGAACCATCAGGGGGTACAGATGTCTGCAATGCTAGTGCATTATACACCACGTAAATGTCATCAGTTGCTGCTACAGTGTAACCATTGAGGGTAACTGTAGTACCTGCTGCATCGTATGATTCAGTAGGCTCCTGACGGACGTTATTAATATACAGGTCAATAGCCTCTGGGCTAGATACAGCGTGGGTAAGTGTTAGTGTCCCACCTGTGGCACTTGTTAAGTCTTGTTTAGCAGGGATGCTGCTGTAGCCTTGTACAGCCTGATTACCAATGTAACCCATGTCTCTCTCCCTTACGTGCTAATTGCGTCAACAGCAGATACCCACACATCCAAGGAACTTGCTGTGTTTGATTTTACATGCAGTCTGTCACCGCTTGCTACGACTACCTTTGCGCCGCCATCAAGAAGCTGCAAAGCACCGCCAGCAGCGATTGGTGCGCCTTTAATGAGGTAGTGGTCAGTGCCGCCATTTGTAATGTAACAGTCCACAGTGATTGCGTTAACTGTAGTGTTAGTCATGTGGATACCTACGATGGTATCGAAACTGTCAAAGTCTGTGCCATTAGGTATATCAGCAGCCGAAGTGCCTACGCCCTGTAGCTTATATCGTCTAAAATTCTGTGCCATAGTTTATCCTCTATAGGGCGATTGCCATTGCGATTGCGAAGCCAGCAGATGCGCCAGCTTGTATCGGGTTCCACGTTGTTGTGCCTAAATCATAGACAGAAAGGTACTTACCCACATTGTCATAGTACAAAGCACCATCAATTAAAGCGTTTCCGTCATTGTCTAGGCTAGGTGGGCTAGACTTTGCCCCAAGAAATTTATCATCGAATGAATCAAAGTTAGAGGCTGCTAGTTCGGCGTAGTACTTAGCAGAGTAGTTTGCACCGTCTATAGTGGTATTGGTTGCGTAACTAGCACCACCACCTAATGCCCACTGTTTAGCAGAACCGTTGGGGTTTGCTGCCTGTGAGCCAATTGCATATTCTTTGGCTGAGAACTCAGTACCGTCTACTTGGTTGGTTGTATCTGATGCCCAATCTTTAGCAGAACCAGCACCAGCAGTATCAGTGATACCTGTGCCACCACTAGCCCAAGCCTTGGCTGAATAGCCTTGACCTGTTACTGCCTCACCATCTGTCTTAACTGCCCAGTTTTGAGAGTTAGTTTCAGATGTTCCTGCATTAGTTTCGCTTGTCTCAGCATTAGTAGCTGAAGTAGATGCAGCATCCTGATAGTGTTTTGCTGAGTAGTCAGTCGTTGTACCGTCTGACAGTGTGTACTGCGAGCCAATGGGGTGAATAGCCAGCTTGGTAGCATCTGGAATGATACTTCCTGTCGCTGCTGTAACTGCTGCATTGGCGGCGGTAACTGCTGCTGCTGCCGCTGCGGTTGAAATACCGTCAGCGTAAGACTTAGTAGCTGCATCCGTATTGGATGTAGGTGTACCTACGTTAATGATCCTGTTATTACCTGCATCCCAGCGATTAGTTGTGTCAAGACCGATAGTGTCTCCAACCCTGTCCACTGCCTCTTGAGAAGCGTGAAAGAGTTGGATAGCACTATTGTCTAAGTCTTCTTCTGTGAGAACTGAGCCTGAGGCAAAGTCAACTGCACGTGATGCCAAGCTTGTGGTACGTCTGACTTGTACCAGTGATCCAGATGCAACAGGAGATGTTAGTTGTACGCTAGAAGTAGAAGGAAAAGTTAGACCTGTCTGAGCTACACCATCTACCGTTACACTAATCTCAGATTCAGCAGTGAATGTAAAAGGGATACTAAAGGTATCCGTAGTATTGTTTGTTGGTTGGTAATTTTGATATGAAAGAGCCATTTCTTATCCTATATCTATCTAATGATGTAACTTTAGGTTAGTCTGCCATAGATGCAGCACCGTTGATTAATTGTCTTGCTCCATATAGCGAACTAAACGGTAAAATTCTTAACAGACTGCGTAGTTCGTTTTCTGTTAAGTCATCACCAGCTATCATCTCTCCTAAGTCTTTTGCACCAGCAGCACCACTGACTATCCAAGAGGCAACAGCAGGTGTTAGGCCTTTTGTTTGTCCATCTAGGATGCCTGTTGATACTTGGTACAAATAAGCAAACAAAGATGCTGAACCTATTTGACCTAAAGAACCAAGCCAAAAACGGTCAGCTTGCATTTGTCTTTCTACGTAGTCTTCTTTATCACTACGTCCAAAAGAGTTAAGGTGTGTACGAGCAGTATACATAAGCATACCTAAACCAGCAGCAGATGTTAAGATTTTAGCTACATCTACAGCATCACCGTTAGCTGCTCTAACAGCCAAGCGTCCTGCTTGTTGCTCTAAAGAGGCCATAGGAAACGACAAGAATTGAAATGCTGATTTACCTACTTCACTACGAAGCAAGTAATTTACAGAACCGTTGTTCACTTCTTGTACAGACTGAGTAGCTTCACGTCTGGCAGCACGAAGAAACACATTACGTGCTTCCAAAGCAGCGGCTCTCTCTGCACCTGTTACGTCTGACCCCCACTTCTGTAGGTTTAGTACATCAAGCACACCTGTCTGTGGATTTATTTCAGCCCACTTCTGTATCTCTTTGTTTATAGCTACACCCATAGCATCATCAATACCCATCTGTTCACGTTTAATACGTGAGAAGGGTAGCTTACCGCCAACAGCTTTTGCTTGCCATTCTGTAGCAAAGTTGTACATAGATAACCTACGTAGCATATCAGTCACGCCTTGTAGACCAGAAGCTACTGATACAAAGATACGAGCCTTGCCTAACCATTCGTCAAGTTGTGTTATATCACCCTGAATAGTACCGTACTCTTCAAAGATAGAACCCTCAGTTCTACTACGCACTGATGTAACTTTGGTCATAAGACCATCACCACCAGTACCAGTAAATACCATCATCTCATGGGCAGCTTTGTTTTTTAACTGCCCTGTACGTGCATCAATAACTAACTTGTTTAGCTGCGGTACTGTCTTTAGCAGTGTCTTAGTAGATGTTTCAAACAAGACGTTGGTAAGTTCCATAACGGCTGACATACCTGCCATGCCCATGTTAGCAGCAAAGCTAACTTCTCTAAACCTATTAAAGCCTCTACGAGTACCGTATGACCAGTCTTCTCTATATGGTAGCCTACCTGTTACACTATCATAAAGAAACTCAGCAGACCTAATTTCTTTTGCTACCTTATCAGCATCAGCACCACCTTTTATCTTACCAATAATTGTGTTAAAGCCTGAACCTACCTTGTTTGTATCAATACCGTTAGTAGCTAAAGATGCAGCACCTGCTGTCTGAAACAAGTATTTTTCATACAGGGTTCTACCATTTGTTTCTAGTAAATCTACAAACCTAAGAGTAAAGATGTTACCAGTATCATCTCTAGCTAAAACTTCAGCAGTCTCATCTAGTTGCATACGATGCCTAGCACGTGGATTACCTTTAACTTTCTTTGGTGTCTGTGCAGCAACCTCAAGAATAATATCTATTTGTTCTGTCGTAAATTCACCTGAATCTTTTAGTGCTAGACGTGCTTCATCTTCACTAGCTAACCCATCTCCAAGTTTACGTATGTTGTTATTCTTTGGGTTGAGTAGAGTACGCATGTAACCACGTGCAAGCTGTGTAATAGCAGCTTTGACAGCTTTAGGGCCAGCAGGTTTACCTTTAGCTTTAAGTGCTTTAGCCATATTTAGTTCGATGTCTGGCTGACCACCACGAATAGCTGCCTCACCTAAATCTAGGAAGGCATCGTTAATATCTCCGTCAGCCTTGTCGCTTAACTTAGCGGCTTGGCCTTGATTGCCGAAGCGTAGTATTGAAACTTGTTGCCTATTAACAATACGTGGTAAATAGTTTTGTATCTTACCAAACATCTCAGGAACAAAACCAGCAGCATTAGCTTCGATTGCTGTCTTGAACATTCTGTCCATGTTAGCACTATACATGTTAGCTATCTCTCTAACCTCAGGTATTACCCTAGCGTTAGGATTACGCATAGCCTCACCAACCATAAACTCTACGTCTGTTTCTTTTACATCAAGCTTTTTAGTTGCAGTCTCATACAATTTAGATAATTTTGTGGCATCTTTAAGTATAGTTGAGGATACTAACGTATCTCTTAGTTCCAAGGCATTGCTGCCCACTTCACGTCCTGATTTGTTACCCAGACTATTCAAGGCTAGGCCATCACCCAACCACCGAAGTACAGGGTCTTCTGAGTTTTTTAATTGAACAATAGTAGAAATGACACCACGTGCGCTGGCAAACTTACCCCTTTGCTTAGATGTCTCTGCTAACTCTTCTGGTGACATATCCGTAAAGTCTTTACGTGTAAGACCAGCTATAAGTGAATCACTATCAAAGTCAGCATCAGTGCGTGGGGTGTCTAGGTTAAACTCATCAGCCTCATCTACCATTCTGGTAAATTGTTCTCCAATCACATCATCTGAAAACTGTTTTACAAGTGCTTCTTGCTCTACATTAAGAGGTTTGCCTTCTGCTTTCAACTGTTGAATTTCATGGAAAGCTTTACGCTTTTGCATATACCTACCATATTTGGTAAATCCACCAGTTATGCCACCACCTAAAGCGGTAGCTAACATAAGCTGATTACCAGTAATATCATGTACAGTCTGTGCGCGAAGAAGTTCTAGACCACCCATTGTGGCAGCACCTGCACCTGTAGCAAATAAGGCTGGGGCTTTCTGAAACTTTCTAAATAACTGTGTACCTCTGACACCTAATAAAGTGGCAGTACCAGTGACAGGAGCAAGCGGTGGGGTTGCAGCAGATACAGTAGCAGCCATACCTAAGGCAGCAGTAGTATCTACAGGGTCAAGAAAAGCTGATGTCATGTAAGCTGCAAAGCCTGTCATACCTGCATTAGACATATCTTGGTAAAGTTGCTGGCTAAGTTTTATTTCATGTGCAACTTTCTTAGCACCGCCTGTACCACGTTCCTGTCCTGCTTCTAATACTTTTTTGATTAGCATTTCATCATCAATACCATCTAAAAGTTCAGTAGCAACTTCCTGAGTGAATGGTCTTTGGTCATCAAAGTCAGGCGCAAAGTATCTAACAGTAGAAGCAGCAGTTCCTTGAGTATATTGAGATTGACCAAGCAAACTAAGAAAACCCTTGGCATCCTTCTCTGCTTCTGCCTGTGCTTGCCGTACTTGGTATTTGTTAAATTGAGGAGTCTCAGGTGAAGTTGGTAAGGGAGAAAACCCTAACTCCATCTGAATAGCCTCTAGTGATTTAGCCATAATAACTCCTCAATTTAATATTATCCAAATATGTTATCGTACATACTAGTAAACAAGTTTTTTGCTTTCTTCACTGCTTTTCTAGTAAACACGCCAGCCTTTAATTCCAGCATAGAAGGTAAGCTTTCAGTAGGAATGTCAGAAGCGTTCTGAACTCTTCTAAAGTCCACCTGCTTCTCATTCATGTTATAAGAAGACATAGTTACTCTATCACCAGTGTTACCACCAATAAAGAATACCTCATCACCTTCTACTTTTACAACAATACCTACGTGACCATATCCTAACTTAAACTTTTTACGCTCTTCTGTCGTGTGTTGTTTAATCATTACATCACCAGCTTTAACTTGTGTAGGTTCTACTTGAGTACCAACATTAGTGTAAGCTTTAGCACGTATCTGGTCAAACTTGTCTGTACCAAATAGAGCCTTAGTGTCTATACCTGAATCACGTAAGACCTGTGTTAAGAAAGCAGCACACCACGCTTTATTTGTGGCAAACTCTTCTACTGTTTCTTGGTCTGGGTTCCAATCACCCACAGATGTTTCAAAGAAACCTTTAACAGCAGCAGCACCCTCATCTGTGTTCTCATCAATACCGTAGTATTTATAAGCAGCATCAGCAGGGTTCTTAGCTAGGGCAATATCTACAACAGCAGAAGCCGTTGGTACATCACCTACCTTTAACTGTTCTTTCTGCGGAATAAGGTCTGTATCAGCATGTGCCTTAGGTATAACAGCCTCAAAGACAGATGTGGCTGCATCACCTGCACTACTAGCAAGTTCATTAGCTACTTTCATGGCTCTGTTCTTAGTCTGTGTAGCCCACTTGGTAGCTGTAACTTTACCATCTTCTGCTACATTGTAAAGCATGTTAAACTTAGCTTTAGCAAGAGCAGTTGCCTGTTCTACAGAACCTTCAGCATACTGTGCAGCTTCCTTAATTGAACCCATAAACTTAGGCCACTCTTTGGTGACGTTAAATCTACCTAGCTGATAACCCATCTGGATCATACCAGACTTTGCTGTTTCTGGTAGGTTCTGAAAGCCTTCTACTACGTCAGTAAAGTAGTTGTCAATCTTAGCTACTTTGAGTGCAACAACAGCAGCAGATTCCTCTGGCTGTACGTTGTTCATGTCAGCTATAAGAGCAGCTTCATCAGCTTCTATGTCAACTTCTTTAAGTCCATGACCTATTGTCTTATGTCCCTCAGTATCAATATATGTGGTGTAGCTATGACCCTCATCATTTATGATAGCAGTAGTAGCGTTGGCTGCGGCAATACCGATAGTAGCATCTACTACATTACCAACTACACCTTTAATTTCTTCACCAACTTTTCCAAATATCTGTTTTGCTGGGAACTCTTCAAAGATGTTAGGCATACTTAAACTAGGTGTTAGATTAGGTGTTTCATCATCCTCTGTTGTTACAGTAGGTTCAGCACCGTTTGCTACGTTATCCTTGTAATCTTTTACAGTCTTTTCGACAAACATAGACTTACGGTTTTGTGCTACATTCTGTAGACTAATACCCATAGGGATAAACCAGCTATTGGTTGGATCACCTGCTTCAACAGCCCTAACATCTAGCATGTTTTCATTATTAGGATTTGTTTCTACAGTCAGAATAAAATTAGCTATACCATCACCACCTAATGGTAATACAATATCTTCAATACCTAATTTTAAATTTACTGCTGCACGGAAATCTGCATTATCTACAGCTTCTTTTAGTACAGTATTTACTACTGCAATGTTTTTATCCACAGTTCCTGATTGTAAGAACTGAGACTTCTTAACAAGGCTATAGCTTCCATCACTGTTTTCAATAGTAGCGTATGAAGCAGATACTTCGTCTACTGCTATTTCTTTTGCCTCATCCTCATCTAAATTAGGATTTATAACACGTAACATGCTATATCTTTGCTGGACTTCTGGTAACATCGTGCCTGAATTTGTAGCTTCATCCATGTCTGTACGGTCAAATATGCCTGTATCTATAAAGTCTGCTAACTCAGCTGTAGTCATAGAGAATGTTGGAGCAAGAGAAGGGTCATACCTACGAGCATACTGTAAAGCACTTTTAAAGTCTTCACCACCTATTTCCATAGAAGAACGTATGGTATTAAACATGTCTCTTTGTTCTTTATCAGGCATGAAAACAGCCAGACCGCTTTCGCCCTGATACTTATACACGTCTTCAAATGTTCTATACGTGGCCTCTGCTGTTTGCAGGGTACGATTAAACATTGTACCATCTTTTGCTTCTTCCAGTGAATCTATGTCACCAGAAAACCAAGCAGGTACGCCATTACGTTTTGCTTCAGCAATCCTTGGTGTATCAACACCTATAGACCTAAACATCTCATATGTTTTTCTTTTGAACTCTGATTGCCTAGCCATGTAAATAGTTTTTTGTTCTGGTGTGTCTTGTGGTAGTTGTTCTAATTTTGCAGATTCATCAGCAACTACTTGCATAGCTACGTTAGCGTAATCTGTCTTAGTAAACTTATGAGATGTGTTTTTTCCATTAACAGAGAATGGTACATCTGTTTCCATGTTAATGCCAGAGGCGTCACCATTAAAGGCTCTTGACATGGCATCTACTGCCATAGAAGTAATGTTAGCTTCTTTAGCAGCAGTAAATCCAGAACTTGCGTCAACCTCTTGTTGCTGGATAATCTTTGCTACGCTATCTGCATGTTTACCAACTCCAAATTGATTGTTAGATAGAGGGCTATTTAACCACTCAGTAACAGGACTTGTAGACCTACGTTTAAGTTCGTCTATGGCAAGACCAAAAACAAGATTATTTAATTCATCACGTCCAGAATACAAATCTTGATTGGCAGTGTAATGGTCTTCAAACAATGCTTGAATTGATTCCTTACCTATATTCATAGAGTTAGGAACATTGTTCTTGCGATTTATTTCATACTGGTCATTAACTGCTATCATAGCTGTAGTTAATGAATTATTTAGTTTACCTTTGTTATGTGCTTCTTTTTCTTTTCGGTAAACAGTACTAGCCCATATTGTATGAATGGCTTCTTGGTCTTCTTTAAAGCCATCAATCATAATAGGGTCTAGGACACCCTCTAGTTGTTGAGTATACTCATCTACAGCTTTTCTGCGTAAATCCAGTACATCAGAAAGTTCCATATCAAGATATTCTGGCTTGAATATAGAGTTACCGTTCTCATCAATAGTATAGTAATCTTCGTTTAGATTAGCTTCTATGATAGTACTAGCTTGCTTGAGTTGGCTATACTGTCTTCTAGTCTTATTAGTTTCTAGTTTTCTTTCACGCTTTAATCTGTCAGTTTTTCTTACTTCAGCATCTGCTTCTATAGCAGGACTAATTGCTGACATGAACTGAGATAAAGGACTAGCTTGAACCTGTGATTCAACTGGTCTTACATAAGTCTCTACAGGAGCAGCTTGTGGACGTAAATCAGACTGTGTGGGTGCGCTTGCGCCATAGACTGAACCCTTGTCTAGTCTACCCACTTGTACTCTAGATTGTGCCATAATAACTCCTTATTAAATCTTAGGCATACCAGTAATATAGGCGTATGTAGAAGCTGGTGTCATACCTGCTTGTACTTTACTTATGCTTGCGGTCTTACTAACTGGCATAGGTAGAGTTGAACTCTTACTAGCCACACTAGTAGAGTATGGTGATTTACCTGTCATCGTAGCTTCGGTAGCATACATATTAGCAGCAGTGTTGAGTGCGTGCATTAACATGTTAGGTTTTTGCCCACGTGGTAGTGAGTTAATCCTGTTCATCATCTCAGTATTGAAGCCTTCTTTTTCATCTTCAATTTGGTCTAGCGTCATACGCAGATTATCATTCAGTACTGTTTCACCACGTAACTGCCTAGCCGTAACCATGTTTGCTTGCGCATCAATACTCTTACCACCTAGACCTGCTTCACCAGCAGCAACAGTACGTGCTTCCCTAGATTCCATAGATGCAATAGCTAAGTCAAACTTTTGACCTGCTGTAGCTTCTGCTTCTTGTATTGCTCTACGGTTTAAGCTTTGTATTTTTAAGTCACGTGCTACAGCAGCATTAACTCTGTTTTGTAGAAAGTCGTACTCAGTCCATTCTGCTTTATTTTTAGCGTCAAAGTAATTAGCTACACCCTGTACACCGGCAGCAATAGTCAATGGATCCATTATCGTATCCTCACAAATTCTAGAAATGGTTTATTACCTACGCCCCATTTCTCATGTTTCTTGATAAATGTGAAACCAACAAAACGTAGCCAGTTGATAGCTACAGTATAGTCTGCATCTACTGCATTAGTAAGTAGGGGATATTTTTGATTAGCTTCTTCTACCCATTTACGTGAGCCACGTAGGAATGGTAGCCATACCTTTTTAATAGCAGGTGTGGTTAGTAACCACGGTACTGCTGCGTCATCATCATACCTAGCTAGTCCATATATACCAGCTATCTCGCCTGTGTCTTTCACAGTGATAGTCCAACATTCTTCTGATTCATCAAAACCTGCTTGTAAGGCTTCTCTAGTGCTACCATGTGAGGCAAGTACCTCTTCCCTATCCTCAGGGCGTAAGTTGTCACAAAGATATTCAACATCTGATTGGGTACTCTGTCTCACATGGACTTTCATTACATTCTCCTAGAACGTAGAACATAGAAGCCTTCCCACTCTGCTGATTGGAACACACATGGCAGATGGCTATCACTTTTTAGTACGATACTAACTTTGTCTGACTTAGCCAGAATACCAAACTCATACGTACCTGAATCAATGGCGGCTCTATTAAGTATGTTTGCTGCACCACTCACAATACGTCCTGTAAACTTACGATTGTATGTGGCACGTCTAGAAGGTGTTACATCTACCTCAAAGAAACCTGTGTTGTTATAGACAACTGCATAATTCCTAAGGTTCAGTACACCTGTGGTTACTGGTTGATTGGCTTGCTTTACTACAGGCTCAGAGAACTGGTACTTAAATATGTACGGAATACCGGCATAAACTATTTCACTGCCAGCTAACTTACCTGCTACATCTGCTAGGTTTATTATATTACCTGTTTGGTCAATGTAGATTGTGGCTGCGTCAACGTATGGTACTGTAGTAAGACCAGCAGTTTCTAATTGTACACGTCTATCTAGGTGGATGGAGAACTGACCTGTGGTGTAGTTCGTTGCATCATCTACCGATAAGTTGATACGCTCAAGGTATAGATTAGTACCCCTCTTGATTAGTAGTGTAATATCTGCACGGTTAAATGAGCATCCTATTACATCACCATCAAACACCCAGCGTGACCATGACGACTGTAACTTCTCTCTGCCTGACCAATAGTACCTGTATACATACAAGGCCTCTGGGTCATTGTCAGTCTGTACCAGTAGCATATCCTCATTGGATGATGCTTGAATATTAGTTACATCACCATTGAGGTACTCAGGTACGTGTGCTGTAGATTCTGTAGCATCGTTAGTATCTGTGTCTGTATCTACATAGTACTCCCACATGCCAGACCACGCACCACGCTTAGATGCGAAGTACACAAACTTACCTGCTTGTGCTGGCTTGGCTCTAAGGGATGCCTCAAACTCTGTGGTGTTAGCAATGTTTACAGTCTCAGGGGTAAGTACAGGGTCAGCAGTTAGCTTGAACTGTGTAAGGTCTGAGAATAGTAGTAAGGCCTCGTTGAAGGGTACAGCATGTTTAAGAATACTAACCTTATTAGAGGATACTGCAACATCAATGGGGTCACTATCAACAATAGTAAGTGTAGATTTACGGAAGAAATCAAAGTCAACATATTCTCCTGCACGTGCAAAGATAACATTCTCATCAGCTAGTACACCTAGCCTATCACGATGGAAGAAGATGTCAGCAAGGGTATAACCTATGAATGATGGGAAGTCGTTAGTACCGTCATCACCCACCCTACGGTCAGCGTAACTAACCTCATCAAAGATAAAGCTACCGTCTGGTTGCTTGGCTAGTTTGTGTGGTAGTGTGGTGGCATCAAGGTCTATAATAATATTAGGCTCAATGGTTTCTTTCCACACACCGTCTGCTGTAAACTTGACGTAGTAATCGTCCTGTGCCTTTTGGTTGTCGCCAGATACTTTAATGTTAAAGTCTACTGGCCCCTCTGTGGGCAGCTTCTTAAAGTCAGCAGTCTCAGTCTTAAACAACAGTAGGTGGTCACCACCGTGTGAATCACCCACCTCTACTGTAAAGTTAGTCGTATCATCTGATTGGATGTGTATAACAGAACCGTAGCGTGTTAGTGTCAAACCTGTGACAGCAGTACCGTTAGTAATGTTATCATAGTAAGTAGTGTTAACTGCTGTGCCTGAGAACGTATCTAAGTTCTCTGCAATCAAGTCTGTTGATGCACCACGTTCTGCGTTCTGTGTTAGTGATGTACTACTCTGTGTCGATGACTTAGTAGCAAACTCAACAGTGCTTGTGCTTGCACCCTTTGTTAGTTTTAATCTGTATGTTGAAGAGTAATCAGCTTGCTTGACATACACCAATGCCTCAGGATTACGTGAGGGTGATGTGTTAGTACCTTTAGCTACTACTGTGTTCTTGTTTAGAATAAAAGTTGTATCAGCAATAGAGACAGCAGCCAACTCTTGGCTTGGGTCAGTCAATCCAGATAGGTATGAGGCTGCATTATTAGTTACAGTCTTTGATACACCATCCTTGTCAAACACGTTGATTGCGCCAGTAGTATCAACAACCATAGAGTAGAACTCGTTCTCATCCCTACGGATAGTGTGGATAAAAGCCTTGTCTATGTTGTTAATAACTCCTAAGTCAGCAATGTGCTGAGAACTAGGACGCTTAGATAAGCCTGTTACAACATTAGATAAACCGTTTTCCTGTAACTCTGCCTGTGTGTTAAGACGTAGAGATGGTGGTTGTTGTGATACACCGTTAATCAGATTGGGGATAGATTGACTGATGAGTGCCATTAGAGTGTTCTCCGTCCCTGCCTGTCGATAATACTAAAGGTGTCATAGTTGTCAAAGATATTGTGGTCATCAGCAGCCTTGTCGAACTCTTTAAGTTCTGTCAGTGCTTGTGCCTCATCTCGTATTTGGAAATCATGTAATGTGTTAGAACCCACAACTCTATCTTGGAAGATACGTGTGGCTCTCATTACTATGTAGCGTTTAGCCACCTCTGGTAAATCTGCAAAGTTTAGCTGTACGACAACATCAAGTGCTGCCTCTGCATTGATTGTAAATGTATGGTTCTTTCTATCATACATCTTCAGACCACGTTGTACTAGGTCTGGACTGTCTGGTTTTTGTGTTGCATCTGCACGTAGGATGTCAGTGCCTAATATAATCTCACCGTTAATGTTCTGTGCGTATGACTTATTTAATTCTGTATTAAAGTGCCAGCCCATAGACTGCACTTCACGGTCAACTGTATCTACAATAGTTTCTGCTACCTCTGCCTCAAGCAAGCCAGATGATAAACTACTAACTGGTGCTTCGCCAATGGCAGAGAGCATTATGTTGACCGCATCTAATTTAGTTGTTCCTGCCATGTTGTCACCTTAGTTGCCTTTCCACTTGGTCTTGTTAGCCCAATAAGCAGCACTCTGTTCACCACGCCCTATGTTTTTTCTATGTCTATTTCTAAAAGCATCGCGTTGTTTTTTGTTTTTATTAGTTTCTACACCGTCTTGACCAAACCTGATTAGCTTTGGCTTTTCTTTGGTGCCTATAAGAACAGCGTGTGACTTACCGCTTTTATGACCAGACGTTCTGATAGGTACACGCAACGCATTAAATGTATGTCCACCTCGCTGTAAACTCATATCACTTCTTCTTATATTTATCTGTTTTAGATTTCATAGGCATACCAGTCTTCTTAGCCGCAGCTTTAGCCTGTGCCATACCTTTTTTAGTATACTTGTATTCTTTACCTGCTACATTTGGCATATCTTACTCCAAATAAAAAAGGAGAGAGGCTCTAGAAACCTCTCCCCTCGTTAGATTACTGTTCGATCAAGCCGATGCAGCAAGCGGGACGCAGGACGTTATGCCCCATTGCGTATTTTGCCACCATCAGTGTACCTTGACGGTTAATCTGATACTCTGATTCCATGCCCAAGTCAAGCAACTTGACAGTAGCAACGGCATCAGGAGTAAAGACGAATCCACGGAACTGCTTGGCTTCTGCAACCATGTCACGACTATCTACAGTAGCAGTTGGCAGGTCATAGTGAGTTGTACGGCCTGAACCAGCAGTATTTGCTAGTGGTGCGTTGTCAGAAGTCTCACCTTCCGCAGCATTACCTGTTACCAGTGAAGAATACAGGTTGTTTACGTTAGCATGGTTTGACATGATAACTGGCATACCAGCGATTGATGGTACTGTAGCACCTGCTACTGAACCTGTGCCACCAAAGTCACGGTTCATGTAAACAAGCTTACTACCGTCAGTAACATCAAGCAGTGCGTAGTACTGGTCAGGAGCCAGAACAACGGTTGCACCTTCAGTTGGTACGTTCTTGACTTCCATCTCTTTACGAGCATCAAAGATAGCTTTAGCAATCTTAGCTGGGTCAAGTGAATCAGCGGTAGCTGCACCGATGTCTACGTTGGCTGTAAAGTCTTCCTCAGTAAACGCTTTGTAGTCTTGGATAAGACCAGCAGCAGCAGTTGCGTTGGTTGCCAGAGCAGCCTTAACGAGCATACGTGCTACGTTACGGTCAGCTTCGTTAGCCAATGCGATACCAGCTTCTTTAGAGTAGATGCTACGGACATCGTAGTGGTTGATTGCTTCGTCAATGTTAGCAATGAACTGGCTTGAGATAAGCAAGTCATCAATCGTGACGATACGCTCACCTGCACGAATAGAACCACCAGTGATTTCGTTTCCGGGGGTCAGGTATTCAGCAGTTGCACGGCCTGTCATTGGGAATGATGCAGACTTACCTTTGGAAATTGTGCGAGTACGCACCTTATCCATAATTACTTTCTTTTCCTCAAAGGCGGTAAGGACTTCCCCAGCATACAGCTTTAGGAATAGGTCACGTACGTCACCTGAGAGGTTATTCTGACCCTGAAAGCTTACGCTGTAAGCAGGGTTTGAAGCAGCTTGTGCCATTTTAAATTACCTCTTAGTAATGTTAATGTTGAGTTGTAGTTACACTCTGCATTACATTACATCCTTTCTCCAAGATTGTCCCTCGCAAGGGGTCAGGGGTAATCGTTTGTATGTGTGCTTTCGTGTATAGGGCGTCCCCTATTAAATACACCCACGTTAGGTGTACTTAAAAGGAGAGGGGAGCAAGCCCCCCAATCCCATGCAACAATTTAGAACAGACTAGACTTAGCCAACTTATCAGCTATGCTTTGCCTGTAGGCAGGGTCTTTAGCGTATCTAGGGTCACTCATAGCAGCAGTAAGTTCCGCTGTACTTTCAAAACGCCCACCTGAGGATACAGCACCTGTGCCACCTTGCATCAGTGTCGGCTCTGCCTCAGAACGATAACGTGCATTAAGACCTTGTACAGCTAACCTAATCATATTAGGATCGCCGCTTTCCATTGTTACATTGTAGGCATTAACCTCATTATCTGGAAGGTTATCTGCTGCCCACTGAACCATTTGTGCGTATTGTTCTCCACCGCCAGCAACGTCATACATCTGTTCGGTCATCTGTGCAGCTAGTGCATCCTGACCTGCAACCCATGAATCAACCATGCTGCGTGGGAAGCCAGCCTCTTGCAAGGCATCATACGCTTCTTCTGATAATCCACCATTCTCTGCGTACTCCTGTTGGAATACATCAAAGTCTAGTCCTTTATCATCTAGTAGTTGTGCCACATCTGAAGCACTCTCTTCACCAGAGACTTCTACTTCTTCTGTAGTCTCTTCTTCTTGCTGTGGTTGACCAAGCTTGCTCTCTAATGCTGAGTAAGCTTTAGCCATATCTTCCACAGACTTAAACTTTTCAGGCAACCAGTCAGGACGTTCTTCAGTCTCTGTACGCTCTTTGTCGAGCATAGCCTGAACATGTTCCTGTGATTCTGGTGTTTCTTCTTGATAAGTATTTAAGGCATCTGCCATCTGTTACTCCGATTCTACTACGCCTTTAGCTACTTGTGGTGCTGCTGCTTGCATTGCACCCATAGCTGCTTGCTGTTCCATCTGTTGTTGCATCATCATTTGTTGTTGCATCATCTCTTGTTGTTTCTGCTCTGGTGATTTAATCAGGCCAGATGTATCAATACCAAGTGATGCAGCCAAACGGTCTATGTAGTCACCTAGATTCATCTCACTAGCAATAACTTCTTGACCCAAGGGCTGTAAGTATTGCAGAAATGCTGCTAGTTTATTCAAGTCTTGTCCACGTCCAAGTGCTTCGATACCTGTAACGACAGTGGGTTTAACACTATCCTTAGGCATACGAGGCATCTTGCCCTGCTTAGTCAATGATTCAAGTAGCAGGTTGATGAGTGGTAGTTGGAACTCTTGGGACAGGATGGAGTATACACCACCCAAGGCAGTCTCAAGTTCTTGTGCCATGTACCTAATCTCTTCGGCAGTCACACGTTCTGCTGGACGCTGAATGGAAGAGTTAAGTAGAAACGCAGCAGCCAGTCGCTCGTTAATCATACGCATAGTCTCAAGGGCTACACGGAAATCGCTGGACTTCTGCACTTGTAGTGTTGATACATCGTTAGCATCACCTGTTAGGAACGCACCGTTTGCTGCTTTCGCAAGGTTCGCTGACTTAGTGCTACCGTTAGGACGTACCAAGAATAATACCTTAGATGATGCAGCACTACCCTGCACAATAGCTTGGGTCAATGCCTCTAGTGAACGCAAGTCACCGATGTATTCTTCGATGAAACCACGCCCATAATCTTCACCATCAATACGGATAAAACGTAATGGGATAAATGGGTTCTGGTCTTCTTTGAATGTACCACGTGAATTAGGTACTTCGATACCAGCTACCTCTTGATGCACCTCAAAGCCTTTTTCTGTACGCTTGAGACATGTGTACAGGTCATAGTTTTTCTTTGGTGAATCTGATGGGGGTATCATATCCTTGACTGCATCAGGCAGCATCATAGCTGCAACACTTTCCTTGGTGATAATCTCTAGGATATTACCCATAGCATCACGCTTGGTAGTGTAGCGGTCAGGTCTATATACTTTCATACCGCCCTGTTTAGGCATGTATACCAAAGCATTGCCTGTCACAATAAGCAACTTTAGTGCCTCAAAGACAGGCACACGTATGGCTTTGCTTTCAATCTCTTGCATAGCTGCACGTTCAATACGTGCTAGACCTTCTTCTACTTGACCACGATTATCACCAGCAATAGTTTGCAAGTCAAAGTCGTCAATGGTCAGGCGAAAGAAAGGGCTGTTGGGTGGCAAGAGTGCCATCAATAATTTGGACGCAAGGTTATTTACACCCCTTGCCCCAATGCCTTGATACGGTGTAGCATACACAGATGAACTGCTATGCCCTTCGTCTGGCAAAAGAGTAGGGATAGTCAGCCTTGCTGCTTCACGTCCACGTTCTAGGAACGTATCACGCTCACTTTCTAATTGACTGTAGCGTTTAGCTACTGTTCCTACTTCTTGTTCCATTAGTTATTCCTTACGAAGTTGGAATGTTAAGGCCACTAGCACCCTCACCGCCTACGTTAGCAGCAGCAGGGCTGAGTGTTAGGGCTTTCTTGCCCTTCTTTTTCTTTTGCATCATGCCTGAATCAGTTTCGATTTCTGAAACTTCTGTGTCTTCTGTACTCTTTGCTGCGGCTGTAGTTGGTGTAGAAGCAGGTGCTACTTTTTTTATAGCACCCATTTTTTTACCCAAGCCCACGGCTTTTTTAAAACCACCCATTACATACCCCCTTTAGGAATCTGTAGACCAGCACCAGTGCTACCTGTCTGTGTAGCAGTGTCAGTGAGTGGTGTCTTCAGTGCTTTCTTACCCTTCTTCTTCTTGGTAAGCTGCTCTGATTCCAAATCTGTTTCATCTAACTCAATGTCTGGTGTCTTGGTTACTGCTGTCACAGGACGTGCAGGTGTTGGCATAACTGGTGGGGGTTTTGGCCCACTAAAAATTCCACCCATGGTATCATTCCTCAAAATCTGTGTGTTGTAATTCTATTAACTTGTCGATGACTGATTGTTGCCCCTGAAGAAAGCTTAGTTCCTCAGGGGTAACGTGTCCAAGCGGCAGTTTGTTAGGATACAACTCTCTAAGGTGGTTAAGTAATCCATCTGTGATGTTAAAATCGTTGCCTAATACTTTCATGAAAAACAAACTTTCGCTAATGTTGTAACTTTAGATGTCTACCAACTCACATGCACCTGCTGTACAGGCTAATGTTTGGCTACCAGAAGTAGTATCTTCCTTTTCATACAGGGATAAAGCAGTCCAGTCAATAGCTTCAGGCATCTGCTTTTTAAATTCCTCGTACTGTTCCTTATCAATCTCTTGATAGGGGGCTTGAGCATACGTGTGGTCACTGTGTGGTAAGAACGATATACCTGAACATATGTCAAAGTTCTCGTAGACCCATGCACCTACTGCCATCCACTCTGCATCCTTAACTGTAATAGTTACTGATGGTTTGTGTTCACACCAGTTGAGTGCATAGTTCTTCCACAGTTCTAGCTGTTGTAGTGCAGTCATATCGTTACGAGTAACAGCACCAGATGGTGACTTAGTAGGAAAGCTAAACACTGTAGTAGAATCAGGCTTCATCACACACGGTTCAGCAGGGATACCACTGTCCTTCATAAACTGTGTTAGTGGGTCTTTGTTATCACCACGTACAGTGCGGATGTAGTACTCGCTGTGTCGTGCATGAATACCTGAGGCTGTATCCGTTAACTGTGATACAGTACCTGATGGTTTGACACAAGTAATAGCAGCAGAAGTAGGTACGCCTAGCTTGTCAGCATAGATACGGTTGACATCAACGGCATGTTCTTTTAATTTTTTCAACCATATTGAACTGTCGGTAGTCTTAGATAGTAAGTAGTTATCCATAATACCTGTTAGTGACACACCAAGCAAACGCTCTTCTTCTGTATTCTTCTGCCATATCTTACGTAAGTAAGGCATCTTAGTAAAGGTAGACTGTGCTGTACCAAGGATAGTAGCTAGTCGTACCTTACGGCGTAGACTTTCTAGGTCATCACCGTGCCTAACAACCACCTCTGTTAGATTACAGAATTGATAAGGGCGAAGGATAATCTCAGAACAAGGGTTAGTTCCCCACTCATGTCCTGTCTCTCTACGTCCATTCATCTTAACGTGATTGTCTGCTGCTACACGTGAGAAGATACCACGTTCACCAGACTTAGATTCTACAAGAGACAACCACTCACGCATGAACCCTTCCATATCAGGCTTATCTGTGTAGGCTACAGAGTTATTAGCCAACGCACGTTGACCCTCGTTCTCCCACCATTGACCTGACTTAGCGTGTGCCATGCGTCCGTCACTAAGGTTAGACAGGCTAATCATAGCTGAACGGCGAACACCACCCACTACCACAACCTCACCAATCTTACACATAATGTCGTGACACTCAATGCTGGTCAGCTTACGTCCTGCTGCTGCCTTAAACTTATCTACCACAAAGTTAAACAAGTCATTCAGTGGTTCAGGGCCACTAGCCCTACCACCAAAAGTCTTGAGCCTAGCACCTGCTGGCCTGATCTTAGACAAGTCCCACTTAGGAATGTCACCTGAGTACAGGTGTGATAGCAGCTTATGTAATGCCCTAGCCCAACCTTCCTTGCTGTCCTTGACTGCAATGATGTCATCACTTATTTCTAGTGCATCAGGTACATCAGGAAGCTTGGCAATAGACTGACGTTCTACACTAAAGCCAACACCAGTGCCACACAGTAGAATAAACATAGCCTCATCAAAGGCACGGATGTGATCTACTGGCAGGTAGCTACAGTTGTAGATGCAGGTGTTGTCACGGTCTGCTGCTACCCCTGCTGTCATCAAGGCTCTCATGCTGGGCATAACTTCAAGGTTGAGAATAGCTTCCTCAATTTCTTTTAGGTCTTTAGCAGGTAGGCCAGTGGTAGCAATGTAATTGATGTATCGTTGTACTGTCTCAGGCCAAGTCTCTCGCCTGTTCTCATCCTCTAACCATCGTGCGTACCTGCTAGTAGCAATAAATGTTTGGTAGTCTGTTGGTAAGTAGTTGCTACTCATCTATCGTCACCCTCTCCGTGTAGTGTTCCAGCTTCTTGTCGCTTCTTTAGTTTTTCTATGTTCATCTCTGCAATAGTCTGTAGTGATAGACCACAATCATGTGCTAGTGCAGCCAACATCCATAGTACGTCACCCATCTCTGCTGCAATAGCTTGCTTCTGATCCTGCATTGGTATCTCATCACGCATCATCTTAGCAATCTTACCTGCTACCTCACCTGCCTCTTCAGCTAGACCCAAGGCAGGATATGAGATAGCATACTTCTTAGGGTACACGGCTGTCTTTAACGCACCTATCTGGTACTCATAGAAGTTCATCATTACCAGTTCACTCCATCTGTCTTCTTCATCAGTTCTATCATCTT